CGCGTCGGGCTTCAAGGTCACGGCAGCTGCATCGGCAACAGTAAATGTGTCTGGCGGCACATACATCTTCTTGGCAATCGCATAAAGGAACATCATGCAAGTAAGAATCAGAGAAACAGGCGCAGTAATGTACGAAGGTGAATTTCGTGCATTATTCCCAAACACATCAATGCCACAGCAATTGAGCGAGGAATTGCTTAATGACTTTGGTGCTGATGTAGTGTTTGAAGGCCCACAAGCTACAGGTGGTACTGTTTACCAATACTCTCAAGCACAAGGTATAGAGCAAATCAATGGTAAGTGGTACACAAAGTATGTGCTAGGCCCTACCTTTATTGATACTGTTGAGGATGGTGTAACTACTACAGCTCTTGAGCATGAAAATGCTTATAAGGCTCAGAAGGATGCTGAACAGGCTAAGAATGTTCGTGCTACTCGTGATGCTAAGTTAGCAGAAACTGATTGGCGATTTCGGAGTGATATGACACCATCCCAAGAGTGGAAAGACTATTGCCAAGCATTGAGAGATGTCCCCAATCAACAGGGATTTCCTTGGACAATTACATGGCCAGAAATGCCATAATAAGCACAGGAGAAAAACATGGCCGTTACTAGTGAACAAATACTGAATTTCTTAACCTCAAATCCTGGTCTAAGTGATGCCCAGATTGTTTCTGCTATGGAGCAGTATGGGGTTTCTCCTGCTCAAATGGCTAGTGCTGTTGGCATACCAGAGGGGGAAGTCATCTCTCGTGTAGCGGCTACTGTGCCTGAAGGACAAGCAAAACTCCTTGGTGACACATGGGTACAGCCTCAATATCAAATTATTGGCTCTGGTGAAGATCGTCAAGTTGGTGGTATTGAAAGTGTTTCTGTTTACAAAACTACTGGTGGTGTAGACGATCAAATAGCAACTGGTACTGATGTACAGCAATATTCTCCTACTGGTGAATATCAACAAACTACACAAACTCAGGCTGTTGATAATTCAATGCTTCCATTTATCTTGGGTGCGGCAGGGTTGTTTGGCGGTATCGGTGGTGGTTTTGAGAGTTTGTTGGGTGGTGGTGGAGCCGCTACTGTTGGTGGTACAGGCTTAACAGTAGGTGAACTTGCACAACTAGATTTGGCTCTTGGTGGTGCAGGTGGTACTGCTGGTGCTACATCGCTTGCAAATGCTTTAGGTACTGGTGCTACTGTAGGTACTTTAACTAATTTAACTGGTGGCAGTGGACTCTTAACTGGTGCGGCTGGTGGTATTACTGCTGACTCTGTAGCAGCTCAATTAGCGGCTGATGCTGCAGCAGGAGGTACTGTTGCAGGAATGGGCGGTGGAACAGGACTAACAGTTGCAGGTGTTGGTGGACTTGGTGGTTCAACTGGTGTTGCAGGTTTAGGAACTGGCGTAGGCACAGGATTAACTACTGCAGGAACAGGTGGTCTTGGTGGTAGTGGTGTTGTAGCAGGTTTAGGGACAGGCGTTGGAACTGGTCTAATTACTGGAACAGGCACTGGAATAGGCACTGGTTTAGGTACTGGTTTAGGTACTGGCGTAGGTACTGGCGTAGGTACTGGCGTAGGTACTGGAATAGGAACAGGTATAGGCACTACCTTGGCAGGCGTAGGCACTGGCGTAGGAACAGGTGTTGGCAGTACTCTTGCAGGAGTTGGTACTGGTGTTGGCACAGGTGTTGGCACAGGTGTTGGTACTGGACTGGCAACTGGTCTTACAACTGCTGCTACAGGTCTAGGCGGTTTAACTGCTGCCCAACTAGGTGCTTTGTTGTCTGGTGGTTTGACATTGAGTGGTGGTTTGCTTCAACAGCAGACATCTAAGGAAGCGGCTCAAAAAGCGCAAACAATGATTGACGCTGAGACTGCTGCTGCCAAACAAGCGGCTATGTTCCGTCCTGTTGGCATGACAACACGATTTGGCACTTCTCAGTTCCAAGTTGATCCTGTAACTGGTCGAATCACTAGCGCAGGCTACACTTTGAGTCCTGAAGCTAAGAACGCTCAAGATCGACTGGTTAAATTGGCTGAATCTGGCTTGCAACAAGCAGAAGGCGCACAACAACAGTTTGCTCCATTGCAGACAGGCGCTCAGAACTTGTTTGCCTTGGGCAATAAGTACATTGCTCAAACTCCAGAGCAAGTTGCTCAGAACTACATGAACCAACAATTGGCTTTGTTGCAACCTGGTCGTGAGTTGGAGTTGGCTAATCTACAAAACAAACTGCAACAACAAGGTCGTGGTGGTTTGGCAGTATCTCAGGGTGGCACTTATGGTGCTACTACGCCTGAGTTGCAGGCTCTGTATAACGCTCGTGCAATGCAAGAGGCTCAATTGGCGGCTCAAGCCCAACAAGCTGGTCAACAGCAAGTTCAGTTTGGTGCGGGATTACTTGGTCAAGGTGCTCAATGGGCCAGTACTATGGTGGTCAACAAGCGGCTTATACACCCTATACGACTGCTTCTGGACAAGTTCAAGGGCTTGAGGCTCTTGGTCAACAGCCATTGACTATGGGAACTGCTCTTGGTCAACAAGCGGCACAAGCGGGTGCTAATGTTGGTCGACTTGGCTTGGTTGGTGCGGGTCAGAGTGCTGAGTTGGCAACAAGTCAAGCGGCAACGACCAATCCTTATGCTTCTTTACTGGGTGGACTGGGCGCATCTCCAACATTTGGCAGATTCCTCGGTGGTTTATTTGATTAAGGATTTATCATGGCAGAAAATATGGTAGCGGGTCTATTTGGTTTGACACCTGAAATGTATGGTGAGCAACAACGAATAAGCGCACTAAATGAAGGCATTAACCTTGCCAAACTAAATCCATCAGCCCGTGGTACGGCAATGATTTATGGTGGTGCTAAAGGATTAGGTAGTGCTATTGGTAGTTTGATGGGTGTAGAAGACCCACAAATGAAGATAATCTCTGCTCGTCAATCAATCATTGGTCAACTTGATCAAACAAACCCTACATCAATGCTTGAAGGGGCTAAGATGCTGGCCCAAATGGGTGATCAACAAGGCGCTTTTGCTTTGGCAGACTATGCCCGTAAAGCACAAAGTGAGATTGCTCAAGCCCAACAGCGTTTGGCGGCAGCAAATCGTGAACGTCAACTAGCAGTTCCAGAGAAAATCCAAATTGCTAACGAGATTGGAACTATAGAAACAACACTTTTAGATATTGAGAATGCTCCAGATAGTCCAGATCGCACACGCGCTAAGAATTTGTTGAATGCTCGCTTATCAGCATTAAGGGGATTGACAACAAAGCCTGAAAAAGAAAAGTTATCTGCATTTGGTCAGGAACTTGTTGACGCAGGATTGACGCCAGGAACTGAACCATACATTAAACGAATGAATGAGTACTTGGGTAAAAAACTAGAAGGTGCAAGCAAAGGTACTGGCAATGTAACTATCGGTGGAATTACTGTTGATACTGGTGCTGCCTCTAAAGCCGCTAGTAAGATTATTGGTGAAAATGTTGCCAATGTGGAACAACAATTCTCTTTACAAACAGCATATAAAGATGCCATTGGCTTGTTAGATAAAGGCATCTATGGCGGTGCTTTTGGCCCTGAGAAACAATTTGTAGCCAAATATACTGGTATTGGCAGTCCTGAAAAGGTTAGAAACACAGAAGTATTTATGGCAAACATTGGTGAAATTGTTATTCCTCGTTTGCAACAATTTGGTGGCAATGACTCTAACGAAGAACTTAAATACTTGCAGAATGTGGTAGCTGGCAATCAACGTCTTGAGCCAGAATCTATGAAGCGTATTTTGGCTAGTGCAGAGAAGAAAGTGCAGAAAAATATTGAGCGCTTGAGACAGCAAACACAGGCTGGTCAAGGTGGTTCTGCATTACCAATTGGGCCAATTAGTACACCAACACAAACGCCAACAAAGCGTTGGAATCCTCAAACTCGTACACTTGAGACAGTAACTGGAGAATAATATGCCTACTTATGTTCAGGTTGGTAAAGATGTGATTGAGTTTCCAGATGGAATGTCTGAAGAACAAATAGCACAAGCTATTTCTGGAAGTGCTCCTCAAGCTAAAGCTCCTTTATCTGGTTTCTTGATGGGTTTAAAAGACCCTATCACTGGCGGCGCTCAATTGCTTCCTCGTGCTTTAGCGGGAATTACAAGTTTAGGTGGTGCTACGCCTAATCCTGTTAGCCAATTCTTTTCAGAAGAGGCAAAGCGTGTAGATGAGATGGCTAAGGCAGAAGAGCAAGCATATCAAGCTCAACGTCAAGCTCAAGGTGATTCAGGGTTTGATGTTTCTCGTCTTGGTGGCAACATCCTAAATCCCGCTAGTTTGCTTCCTGCGGCAAGAGTTGCTCAATTAGCTAGGGCAAGAGGTGTGTCTACTGTTGGACAAGCGGCAGCAGGTGGTGCTGTTGGTGGCGCTATGCAACCCGCTGTTGGAGAAGGTACTTTTGGTGAACAGAAGACTGAACAAGTTGCTTTAGGTGCAGTTACTGGCCCGATTGGTGAGAAGGTTGTTGCTGGCGCTGGTCGAGTGCTAAACCCATTGGTTTCTAAAGCAGAGAAAACCATGCGTGATCTTGGAATTACGCCTACTACTGGTCAAACTCTTGGTGGACAATTTAAGACAATTGAAGAGTTTGCTCAAAACTTGCCTTTGATTGGCTCAAGCATTGAAAATGCAAGACAGCGTGTATTATTTGATTTCAACAAGGGTGTAATCAATAAAGCTCTTCAAAAGGTTGAGGATAAGTTACCTGCTGATGTTGTTGGCAGAGATGCCATTGCTTATGCTTCTGATGAAGTCTCCAAGAAATATGATGATGTTTTATCAAAGATGTCATTTGACTTAGACTTTGCAACTACTAGCAATATTCTTGGTGCTTTGAGCAAGGCTAAGAGTTTGGATTCAAACCAAAGAGCACAAATTACTGAAACATTGAATGACATTGTGTTTGGCAAGTTTGCTGGTCAAAAGATAGATGGTCAGACTTATAAAGGAATTGAGTCTGATTTGCGTAAAAAAGCAAGCAACTATGCCAATAGCGCAACTGCTTCCGAGCGTGAGGTTGGAGAAGCTTTAACCGATGTTCTTGGTGCTATCAAAAAAGAGTTGTATTTCCAGAATCCTAAACAAACATCTAAGTTGCGTAGGATAGATAGTGCTTATAGTGATCTATCTGTTATCAATGTAGCCGCCGCTAATTCTGGTGCAGATAATGGTGTTTTTACGCCAAAACAGTTTTCTACTGCTGTTCGCCAACAAGACCAAACAAGACGCAAAACCTCATTTGCTAAAGGTCGTGCTAAAGGACAGGAAGTCTCTGATGCGGCAGTTCAGGTTCTTGGGGATACAGCAAGATCAACATTAGAGGGTCGCATTGCGGCATCTACTGTCGGTGGTTTGGGATTGTTGTCTCAACCTCAAGTAGCAATTCCTGCGGTTGGCATTATTCCTCCTGCTTACAGTCCTGCTGGGCAAGCGGCAATTGATATGTTGTTACGCCAACGACCAGAGCTACTACAGCGTGTTGGCGGTCTACTTTCCCAACAGTCAGCACCGCTTGGAAGTGTTTTAGCACCTAGTGCTGTTGGACAGTACAACATATCTGAGCGTCAATAAAACAATATTACAACTTACCAGAGGTTTTGGAATGTTGCCCATAGATCCCGTAACAGCTCTAGCAGGTATACAGAGTGCTGTAAAGCTCATTAAACAGGCTTCTAAGACTGTTGATGATGTTGCTTCTCTTGGGCCACTATTAGGTAAGTATTTCAATGCTAAGAGTGAGG